CGTCTTAGTAGCTTCTTTTTGGTCTCCACCATCGGAAGCCCTGCCACGCCGGTTACGGCGATTTTTCTATATCTAACGTTAAAAGCGACGGGCCACATTACCATGTGTCATGGAATACCATGATTTGGTTGGGTTTGTGCTTTTCGGTTTAGAATAGCCTTTTAAATATTATAAAAGGGATAGGATGTAGATTTTCGAACGTTTTTCACGCCAACCACCCCGAATAACGTATGGATCATGCTCTGGAAAATCATCAATTTTCTGTTGCATGGTCGAAATACGATACATAGGGCGGTACAACCACCGATCACCATTCCGTAAAACGGAAGTTTTCCAGTGTTCATACTGCTGGTTGACATGACCTTGCGCACATACGTACGCAGGGTACAACTGATTGGTTGGTCCAGAGTGGTTAATCACGTTCCCATCGCCATCGATATCCTTTTGAGGAGTCTTTGAAATAGAATAGATGAAATAACCAGATTTAGACGACAGATTATATCGCCAACGCTTCTTAGATGGCATATTGCTATACCAGAAGGGGTCGATATGAAAATCCGGCCAATCAACAAAATGTTGCTGCTCCGATAAACATGGAACGTGCTCACGAAGAAAATTCTCATTTTCAACAATGAACCCGTCTCCCAACCCATCTGGCCCAAAAATGACGTTTCTTGGATCAATTTGTTGAATGATCCATTCACGAAACTCAGGACAGATGAGCTGATAGTGACGCGTATCGTGGTTTAACAACGCCACGATACGAGCATCAGTCCAGCGATCTTTACAGTAAAATGGTCGAATATTTTCACCAAAGTAGTAATCTTTCCCACACGATTCTCGGAAGGGACCGCTAAAATAACTTTTAGTTACGTTCACGGTAAAACCGAAAAATGATAGGGCAGAAAGTAACTCTTGATGTGCGCAGATAGGTACGATGATATCGTCCCCATAAACGCTAACAAGATTTACATCACCTTGAGTTTTCTCGGTAACGAAAAGTGCGATCGCATAAAAAATAAGCGACTCAAGCTCGAAAGTATAACCGTTTCCCATTGTGGAAAACGTCTCTAACGAGTATTTGTGGCCTTTTATCTGAATTGTTGGAGATCTAAGCGCCCAAAGGAGCTCAAACCAGTCCGGACAATATTTTAATAAAAACCACACAGCAATAATCGCTACGGTGTTACTCGCATTTTTGACGTCAACTGTAACAACTTCTCCAGTAATTGACCCGAGTAAGGCCAACTTCTGGTTGTTTACTTGGCTCGATAAATCGCAACCAAATAATTGAAGTCGCTGACGGATAACAGCTCCGACCTCCTTTTGTAAAGGAAGGTTTAATAGAGGCTGTGTCTCGATCGTACGTTCAGTTAATGCGTTTTTGGCTACCTGGCCGTACTTCCCGTCAACTATCGTAATATCATTTACATGATGGATAGTAAAGTATAAAGGAAGAGATGCAATCGCATCGTCAATTATACTAGAGGTGTACAGCGAGGAACTACATACTGGACGAGAATGAAGTTTTTCTCGTATAGTTTTTATAGTTGCATTGTCAACTGACACGGCTGACCCCGGACCGAACGAAAACGCACCATCACCAATCTTAGGTGCCGATCCCAATATATGAGCAATTTTCCGCAAAAGACCGGTTAAATCCGATTTTGCGCTAAACAAATCATGTTTAGACTCATATAAGTGAAATAGGCGGAGATTAGTTTGGCGACATTTTAATTCTGTCTCAACAAAACTCATTAAGCAATTACGCACTGGATTCACGCCTGGTATTACAAGATCAGCGTTCTTACTATATAAGCTAAGACACTGTCTGGCAAAACGCAGATCCGTGAGATCATCCATAGAATAATCGTTATAGTCAATGTTGAAAGCAAGCAAAGCAGCGTAATCGTCATTATAAACGAACTTTGTAAGTTCCGACGAAAAGCGTCCACTATTGATTGCGAAATACAGGCCAAGAGCTTTTGTAAACTCGTGACTTGTGGTTCTTTTATGGAGGTCATAATAATATCGTGCTCTTTTGGTGTTATCAGCTTTCTTACTTTTTTGTTGTTTAGACATTTTTAACCACCTTATGATTAGGAAGGAGTAAAAGAATAGAAATTATTGTGTAACTATAAGGGTTTACCCATTATGTAGGTAATACATCCTTAAGGAGCGCATCTGCAAAGACAGATGTCGAACCACTACTTGTGAAAACTCGCAAGGCAGCGATTCGAGCTTCATTGTTTTGCGCCTCAGTTGCACGAGCATGGGTCTGCCAATCAAAATTCCAAGAAATTGGAAAGGCAAGTTTTGGCCCAGCTTGATAACCACCCGATGTGCCGTTGACAGGGGTTTCCATTATAGGTTGATAAAACGAAATACGTTTTCGTATCTGACCGGAACCTTTCTTCACAGGTAATTCAGACATTGAAATGAGGGCAGCTTCCAAAATTGGTTTGTTGCTCTCACGCCATTGCGCGAAACCTTGACGAATGATTTTTGGGATGAACGTACGTATAGTCGTTCCATCGACCATAAGGATTGAAACATCTGCAATAGATGGCATAAGTGTGTTCTCATAAGAGTTAAAAGAAGAAATACGTAGGTTTGAAATTCCTAAATCAATATTTCAGTGTTTTTGCTATGTTACTTTTTGCCCCAATCAACAAGCTAATACCGTTCAGCCAATGTTCAGGTACAATACCTGTTTTAATATTGGGAACTGGCGGTATAAAGCTAGATGAAGCAATATTGTAACGACTACGTGACAAAGTGACGTCTTTTTGCATTGGAAACTGATCTGGCCAGCGCGTTACCGCGCCGTTAGCGCCAGGACTGTTGAAGATTCCAAAAGAACACTCTTTTGTCACATAGGAAGTGCGCCAACATTCACCCCACTCAAAGTTTTGAATGGTATCCAAAGCAGAAAGCCAAGAACCAATTGGGATAACCCAGTCGGCAACAAAGCTCCATGCAGTAGATTCCCAAAGAGCAGAGAGAGGATCATTGACGTGTAAGAGAGTCAAAGTAGATGGTCTAGAAATTAATCTAGCTCTAATAGCTTCCATATGAACAGTTTTCTGATTTAGGACGTTATTAAAGGTTGACGTATCAACTCTGTCGTTAACGACAGTACGTTTCACCTTAATCCACTGAGAAAGGCCTTGATCGAAGTACTTATCATTTACCACGCGAGCGATAGCTTCAGCGCCGTCGTGCATATCAGCTAACAAGGGACGAATCCCATACTGAACTAAAAGCACACGTTCCGCCATAGCTTCCTCGGAGATAATATTATCCTTCAGGTCTCGAACAAACTGTCTAGCAGAACGAACTTTCATAGCATCACGCATACGTTTGCGACTGGCATTATTGCTAACGCCAAAGTCACGAATATCAGCAGCGAGACGCTTAGCTTGCTTCAATTGTCCTTTACGTAAACCGTAAAGGAGAGAAGCAGCATCCTCG